CAAAAGGAAATTTGCAACATTCAAATAAGGTGGATAGCATAATAAAGAATGTTTTTTCTGAAATTAAAAAAATGCAATTAGATAACGATAATGACATTATGATAGAAGTAAAGTCAGGTAATAAATTGTTTATGATTATCGATAATGATTCAGAAAATAGGATTGATTTTAGAATTGTTTTAAGCAGAAGGGATATTATACCGTTCGTAGAAAAGAATGGAAAGTTAGAGAGTTTAACGAATTATATAGGTAAAAATCAGAACATAGCAGAAATAACTCATGGTGTATATTTTAAGGGGTATGGAGTATTTGGAATTGAATATAATTTTAATGGAGCTAGATCATCAGCAATACCTCAATATTTTATGGAACAATCTAGTGTAATAGAATATATGCAGCTGTCAAATAGTTTGTTTGATATGACAATAAGAAATAATTCTATACTTCATAATAAATTAATGGAAAGAACATCAATATTTACCGCGAATGAAAAATTTGATGAAGTTGAGACATATGAAGTTATATTGAGGAAGAGAAAAACAAAAAAGAATGGATATAAGGGATTTAATTTGCCTATGTCATATGATTTATTAGAAGAAATATTAACAGAAAATAGGGAAGATATAGAAAAATTTAGAGTTAGTCAAGATAAAATGTCAAAAAATATCGATTTGTTATCAGACAAATTTGTAAATAAAGTAACATTTGTTAAGGAGAAGAATCGAGCTATTGATTCAAAAAATATGTATGGAAATATAAGTTCATATTTTGAATTGGTAGTATCAAAATGTTGTGAAAAGGTGGAATAAATTATGAGCAAATCTAAATTCATCCGTATTAGGGATAAGTTATTTATAAGCTTAACACCAATTGTAATTGCTTTAATCAGTGTGAGCATGTTAATACCAAAGAACAAAATAGGAGTAGAAGAAGGTATTGATAATTGCAAAATGATGCTTGATATATGGGGCGTGATGTTAGGATTTGTGATTACAGCATTATCAATTTTATTAACCATTCATGAAAATAGATATGTTAAAATGCTAATTGATAAGAAGCACTATTCAACAGTTTTGTTTTCATATGCTTTTTGTTGCACATATTTATTTATTGCAGTTATTGTATCTATTATTTTGATTTATGGGAAAATATGGAACAACTGTATTTATATACTGTTTAAGATACTAATTGTAACAACAATTACAAGTCTAGGAATTGCTTTGTTTTTTATGTTCAAAATAATTTTTAAAGGAAATAACTGAATACTCTAATTAATAAAGTTGAAAGGCACCTTATGGTGTCTTTTTTCGTGGGGAAATAGGAGAAAAATGCAGGATAAAAAAGTAAATATATTAGGATCAGAATACACAATTAAATACGATGTTCCAGATGAGCAAATGCCTGAAGGTTCAGACGGCATTATGGATTATTCAATAAAAACAATTAAAATTGCAGAATTGGTACAAGAGAAAGATTCAGTAAGAGATTTGCAGTTATATATGAAACAGGTAGTTAGACACGAAATAATACATGCGTTTTTATATGAATCAGGATTATGGAGTAACAGTAATTCGTCAGATTGTTGGGCATTGAATGAAGAAATGGTGGATTGGTTTGCTATTCAATTTCCTAAAATATTTGATGCTTTTAAAGAAGCAGAGTGCTTATAAAATAAATTCGGTAAGAAAGGGGCGGTTGCAGTGACTGACAGACAAGTTATATTTGCAAATGAATATTTGATTGATCTGAATGGAACAAGGGCGTATAAGGAAGCATATCCACACGTCAAAAATGATAATACAGCAGCAGCGGCAGCCGCTCGTCTTATGAATGTTCCGGAGATTAAGGAATACATAGATGAAAGAATTAAGGACAGGCTGGAAAGAATTGAGGTTACGCAGGATGATGTGATTCAGGAGCTTGCAGCAGTTGCCTTTGCCAATGGTTCTGAATATGCCAAGGTTGTGACTAAGCCGGTGATGATGAAGACACCGGATGGTGATTATGTCCCGGCATTGGATAGTGAAGGAAATCAGATGTATTATCAGGCAGTTGAGATTACTGAAACTGATGAGCTTTCAAGAAGACAGATTAAGGCTATTTCAGGTATTAAGCAGGGCAAGAATGGAATAGAGCTGACTACCTATGACAAGGTAAAGGCTTTGGAACTGTTGGGAAGACATTTAGGAATGTTTAAGGATAAGGTTGAGGTGTCAGGAAATGTTAACAATCCTTTTGAGGGATTAAGTACTGAACAACTGCTTAGATTGGCAGGTGAGGACCTTGAATCTGAATAAGAATTTAATAAAGCTTTATGCAAGGGTAGAGCTGGCAAGAAGAAATTTTTGGCAGTACTGCAAATTAAAGGCTCCTGACTTCTACAAGGAAGACAGGGGCTTTTTACGTGACTTCTGTAATGAGTTACAGCAGTTCATAAAATCAGATGATGAAGTAATGGTTGTTAATATGCCACCAAGACATGGAAAGTCTAGAACTGTTGGCAATTTTGTTGAATGGGTTCTTGGAAATGACCAAACACAGAAGATTATGACAGGCTCATACAATGAAACATTGTCTACAACGTTTTCAAAGGGCGTGAGAAACACGATTCTTGAAACAAAGGCAGATGAAAACAAGGCTGTTTATTCAGATGTGTTCCCGGGAGTAACCATTAAACGTGGTGATGGTGCAATGAATATGTGGTCACTTGAAAATGGCTATAACAATTATTTGGCAACATCCCCAACAGGAACGGCAACAGGTTTTGGTGCAACGTTAATGATTATTGATGACTTGATTAAGTCAGCACTGGAAGCTAATAATGCAAATATTCTGGATAATCATTGGACCTGGTTTACGGACACAATGATGTCAAGACTTGAAGAGGGGGGCAAGATTATTATTGTAATGACAAGATGGCATAGTTTGGATTTGGCTGGCAGGGCATTGGAACACTTTAAGAGCATAGGCGTAAAGGTAAGGCATATATGCTATAAGGCTGTTAAGGAAGATGGAACAATGCTTTGTCCTGAAATTTTGTCAAAAAGGTCATACGAAAATAAAAAGATGTCAATGGGAATAGACATTGCAGAAGCGAACTACCAGCAGAATCCTATTGACATAAAGGGAAGAATGTACACTTCATTTAAGACGTATAAGGAAGCACCACAGTTTAAGCAGATTAGAAATTACACGGATACAGCAGATGAAGGTAAGGATTACCTGTGCAGTATTAATTATGGTGTAACTTTTGACAATGAAGCGTATGTTCTTGATTTGATATACACTCAGGAACCAATGGAAGTAACAGAGCCGTTAACTGCCAAGCTGTTATTTGATGGAAATGTTAATGTTGCAAGAATTGAATCAAATAATGGTGGTAGAGGTTTTGCAAGAAGTGTTAAGCGAATACTTCAGGAGAAGCTTAAAAGCAATAAGACAGTTATTAAATGGTTTACACAGCATAACAACAAGAATGCGAGAATTTTTTCAAATTCAGCGTGGGTAATGCAACACATATATTTCCCGGAAGACTGGAAGAACAGATGGCCCGATTATTACAAGGCTATGTCAAGGTATCAGAGAGAGGGAAAAAATGACCACGATGATGCACAGGACGCAACTACAGGCATTGCAGAGGACTGTGCAAAGAAGTCTGATGGATTATCAGTATTAAAGTAAAGAGGTGAAACAAGTGGATTTAGTTAGAATGAAGGAATTATTAAGTCAGTATATGCCGGGGCATGCAATGTATATGGTTAGATGTGACATTGCTGACAGATATTATAAAAATCAGAGTGACATACTTTATGGAGAAGAAAAAAAGGATGAAGAAGGTCATCCACTAAGAAATGCAGATAACAGAATACCACGCAACTTTCACGGACTGATGGTTAACCAGAAAGCAGCTTATGCATTTACTACACCGCCTACTTTTGATATTGGTAATTCAAAGGCTAATTCAGAAATATTAAAGTCATTGGGAGATGAATATAGAAAAGAGTGTATGGAGCTTTGCGTTAATGCAGCCAATGCAGGTGTTGCATGGATTCATTATTGGACAAATGAGCTAAATGAATTTGAGTGGGCAGTTATTGATAGCAAACAGATTGTTCCGATATGGAATAAGTCAGCAAAACAGAAGCTGATAGGAGCATTAAGAGTATATACACAGATAGATGAAGCAGATGGTAAAAACTACACAATATATGAATATTGGAACAAAGAGGAATGTCAGGTATACAGAAGACTTCAATCAGATTTAAATTATGACAACTTAACAGATTATGCAATATTTGACAATCCGACAACAGGAGAACTCGTAAGTGAGTATAGTCACGGAATGGAGGAAATACCTTTCATTCCGTTTTTTAATAACAACATTAAGTCTTCTGACCTTGATAACATTAAGCCTTTGATTGATGTGTATGACAAGGTGTTTAGTGGCTTTATTAATGACCTTGAAGATGTTCAGGAGCTTATATTTGTTCTTTCCGGATATGGTGGAACAGATTTAAATGGATTCCTGCAGGATTTGAAGAAATACAAGGTTATAAAAATGGATTCAGATGAAGGTGCAGGTGTAAGTACTCTTAACATTGAGATTCCTATTGAAGCAAGAAATAGTGTTCTTGATGCCACAAGAAAGGCTATTTTCGAACAGGGGCAGGGATTTGATCCAAGACCTGAGAATTTTGGAAATCAGTCAGGAGAGGCTCTTAAGTTTATGTATTCATTATTGGAGATGAAAACAGGTTTAATGGAAACAGAGTTTCAGTTAGGTTTTGCCAAACTGGTAAGAGCAATCTGCAACTTTAAGAACATTAAGTGTGACAACATTGTTCAGACATGGACAAGAACCTGTATTAAGAATGAGCAGGAGCAGGCGGCAATATGTAAGGACAGTGTTGGAATCATTAGCCAGAAAACTATACTTAAGAATCATCCGTTTGTTGAGGACGTTGAAGCAGAACTTAAACAGCTAAAGAAGGAAAATGAAGAAAAAATACAGAACGCTGACATATATCAGCAGATGTTTACAAAAAAGTCAAATGAAGATGATGACAATGTTGATGATTCGGCTAAAGATGATGATAACTCAGTAGGTGGAGCAAATGAAGAATAGTGAATACTGGAAGAACAGGTTCGTTGAAATGGAGGAAGCTACACATCAGACTTCCGTAAAGAAGACAATGGATATTCAGGAGCAGTTTGATAAGTCTCAGAAAATAATTGAAGAAAAGATAAATGCCTGGTATCAGAGGTATGCGGATAACAATAATATGTCTCTGCTGGAAGCAAGAAAATCCCTTAATGACAAGGAATTAAAGGAACTTAAGTGGGATGTAGAGGAATATATAAAAAAGGGCAGGGAAAACGCTTTTTCAGGTGAATGGGTAAAGGAACTTGAAAATGCATCTGCCAAGGCTCACATAAGCAGATTGGAAGCGTTGGAACTGCAATGCAGACAACAGGCAGAAGTAGCATTTGGTAATTTGAACGACGAAGTAAGCAAACACATAAAAGACGTATATAAGGAAAGTTATTACAGAACAGCCTTTGAAATTCAAAAGGGTGTGGGCGTTGGTTCAAGTTTTGCAACTTTAAATGACAAGCTAATTGAAAAAGTGGTAAATAAGCCTTGGTTAGCTGATGGTAAGAATTTCAGTGACAGAATATGGGGCAACAAGACACAGCTTATAAATCAGTTACATACAAGTTTAAGCCAGATGTGTATTACAGGTGCAGGACCAGACAAGGCAATAAGCCAGATTGCAAGCAAAATGAATGTAAGCAAGGCTAATGCAGGCAGACTTGTAATGACTGAATCGGCTTATTTTAGTTCAACAGCTCAAAGAGAATGTTTTAAGGAGTTGGATGTTGAAAGATATGAGATTGTAGCCACATTGGACGGTCATACATCAGACATCTGCCAGGAAATGGATGGAAAAGTATTCAAGATGAGTGAATATGAAGAGGGTGTAACAGCTCCGCCATTTCACGTTAACTGTAGAAGTTGTACAGCACCTTATTTTGATGATGAGTTTACAAAAGACGAACAAAGAATTGCAAGAGATGAAGATGGTGATACGTATTATGTTCCTGCGGATATGACGTATAAGGAATGGAAGAAAAAATATGTAAAATCAGAGCTTAGAGAAAGGTCACTTAGAACAAAACGTAGTTTCCAAAAAGGTGCAGGAAAGAAATATGAAGACAAGTATAATTATGGAGTTAATTGGAAAGTGGTAAAATCAAAAGAATACAGTGCAAAGTTTAGCAAAATATCAGATGATGAAAAAGTAACTAGTTTAATTGCAAAGAGAAGTAGAGATGCATTAAAAAACAGAGATGGAAAGAAAACGGAAGAACTTTATGCAATAAGTTTAACAACAGGAAAAGACGTTTCTTCAATAACGGATCAGCATATTCCTTTTGGTATCAACAGAACATTTAAATTTGATAAAGATGTTAAAAGGGCAGAAGATAACGATGAAAAAGTATTATTAATACATAATCATCCAAGAGGTTTGCCACCGAGTGTTTCTGATTTAAATGAATTACTAAATCACAAGAATGTTTCGGGAATTACAGTAGGAAGTAATGGAAGTATTTACTACTATTCAAAGCCTAACGATGAAATAAATGAAGAAGATTTTACTGTTGCAGAAAAACATTTTAAGCAGTATACTGATGATGTAGCAAGATATGAAAAAACTATGGAATTGTTAGCTAAAAGATATGAGTTTGTTTTTTTGAAATTATAGGAGGATAAATAATATGGATAAAGAAAGAATATGTGATGATAGACC